TTGCTGTTGAAGTTCTCGGCCCCTAACTAATTAGCAAATTACAAATTCCGTGATCAACAAGTATAAACATAAAGTCGGCTTCTTTCATTCAATCATCAGCATAATGTGTTGGACTAACAGAGTTATCAAACATAGCAAATCTCAACAATCAATCTGCAAGCATTATAGAAGAACAAGTTTCGAAGATGAATGCTTTATCATGTGCAATGATTCTTTAAAAGACGGATATTGTTATCTGAAGCCAATTGAAGATAAATTGTCAGCTTATGAGGAACTAGGAAAATATCCTAAATTCACAGACATATTAAAATATGTTCAAAAACCTGAAATTAAGTGTTCTCCATTTTCAATTATTAACAGACCTATATCACATTTAATAATTGAAGGGGATATAATAGAAGAGCCTTTTGAAATGTATTATGGATGCGAGAATTGCAAGAGAACAGGTAAGCGACATGTTCCCTATTTCACACAAAAGATTCAAAGATGTTCTCAATGTAAAACAAATCTAAAAGTTTTATTCTTACCTGCTACTAGATTTTGTAATGTTGTGGTTGGATCAAACATAACTTATACTGAAAAAGAATTTCTATCTGATCCTCAAACATATTATTATGAAGGTAGGATAGAAACAAAACTTATTCCTTTCAGAAATGAAAATACAATTTCTATTAAAACAGACAAAGGGAGATTATTAATATCTGATGAAATCTATGGCAAAAGAATTAAAAATGTTAGACATGATTATATATCAAATGAATGTGAAGAGGAGACAGACAAAAAATTATCATCAATGGGAGTAGAGCATTACCAAGGAAATTTAACTCCTGATTTTATAGATCCTGTGTCAAAAAAGGTTGTTGAAATTGGAACATGCAATTCACAATATCATGCTGCATTAATGTCTATGTATAATTCAAAAGTATTAAAATACAAGGATATTGTAGAAAGTGTTAATGGATCTTTAGCTGTTGTAATTATAGGTATAAATAGAGTTGTTACAAATTTAAAATTAGATAGACCAGAATATATTAGACTGATTAACAGATTTATGGAAATAACTTCTATTGAACCACAAATTACTCAGTTATGTGGAGTGAACATATTCAAAGATAAAGATAATGATGATGAAAGATTATCAAAGATGATATTTAATGAGTTTAAATACAAGCCTCTAGAAGATAAGCAATATAACTTAAACTCTTTGATGAGGTTCCAAAATACACCAACAAAAGAAGATATAAAAAAAGCATCAGTTATATTAGAACAAGAACTAAAAAAATCAAAAATCTCTTCATGCCAAGATAAATCAGATTTTTTATCATATTTATCTAAATTTGATTCAGAAAATTCGAGATTAGATATGAAGCGGATATGTAACATACCTATGATAATTCCCTCAGAAGAGAATTCAGATCATGTTAATTCACTGTGTGAGTTTGATGAAGATATGCCAATGTCCATGCAGGATCTTTGGTATCATACAGCAAAGCATGAAGTTGTTGAACCCACCAGAGAAGAAGTAGAATCAGGAACACATGTTAACAAAAAGCGATACATGTTCAATCCCAGATTATCAGAATCTAGTATGGAAGAATTGTCATTAAAAGGCATAGGAGCTAAACAATTTGAAGGGAAATTTGATAAATTAGACACAAAACAATCTGAATCTAAAAAATCATTCAGTCCTGATGTATACACAGGAGATATAGAATCTTTTGTTTCTATAGAATGGTTGAATCATGCTCACAAGAATATTTTTGTTCCTGATATTCTAATCAAAACAGTGGAGCTCTCTAAATTGAATAGCACAATGTCATTGAAACAAGAATCTGTAGATATATGGAAAAATTCTTTAAATAATAAGTTCATGTCCTTTTGTTTCATGATATCTTATTTGTTCACAGAAATATCTTATTGTTATAAACATTGGACACCTGCTAAAACATTTATGAGAAAGAACTTGAAATTTGGCATAACTCTGTTGATATACAATCCCAAAAGTCATTTGTTTGTGTCTTTTTGCTTTCCAAGAAAACATATCACAATTTTGGAACAAGGGAAAATTGGACCTACATTGTACAATTGCGGAGATTTTGTGATATCTGATTTTTGCTCTTTTAACGAACCAACATTAGAACACTTTGTAAAATCAGGTCCTTACATGAATTCTATATATCATCATCTTCAGAGTGCTACTGAGTCAAAAATAGGAATTAATTCAGAATACACAGTTAAGTCACTGAATCACATTTTATTACTCTATTTAAATAATAAAACAGATTTAGAAGAGTTAATTACCAGTCAACGCTACTTAACTATGAAGGTATTAGAAGACATAGATCCAAATCCATGGGTATTTGTCAAGAGGCTTCCATCAGTTATGAGATCTAGATTGACAGTATACTATCTCTGGAGAACATTCAATATGATGGAATTTTACACAGTTAGGAAAATAATCAAAATCCCAGAAAATGTGAATGGTATGGTGCTATATAATTATAAGAACATAAAGAGCATATTTACAGACCAAGAAATATCACTGAATTTAAAAATAAATGAATTCTATTTTGGATATGTTATTTCGAAAGAAAGAGGTAGAGGAGGCGACAGGATGTTTAAAGTACTTAGCAAAATGATTGAACAAGAATATAGTTTTAGAGATTCTGATCCTGAACCATTTACATCAACATTCAAGACTCCTAAATTCGCATCAAATGAAAACATATTAAAAATATTCTCACATAATTTTGCAAACATTATTAAATGCAAATTAGGGGATAATTTCAAAGAAAAGTTGTACGAAGATTTTATTTCAGAAGTTGCATACACTAATTTTAATAAATTAGCTACTCTTAAAGCATCCTCCCGAACTCATGATGAACCTTTGAGAATTGATGAACTCAAAACATCAGAATTAACTAGGCAGCAAATACAAAACATTATAGATAAAGATAACAAAAAAGAAGTTGAAAAAAGACCAAAAATGATTGCTGCAATAATTGATTTAGTTGACAAATACAAGACAGAAAAGGGAAGAGAGCCTTTGCATGTAGTGGAAATGTTGCCTTGGTGCTTGGACAGGCTGCTTAAAAAGAAAAGATTTGATAGTGACTGTTTTGCTAAACCACAACATGGTGGAGATAGAGAAATTCATGTATTAGAAGTTTCTATGAGAATTGTTCAATATCATGTAGAATTGTTTGCTAGAGTAGTTTGCAAATATTTCCCTTCAGAAACAACATGTAATCCAGATACAAAAGACAACTTTGTTAAAGAACATTATAAGAGTAGCACAGAGAAATATAATTCTTATTCTACTTATAGTAAGTCAGCAGATGCAACAAAATGGTGCCAAGGACATCACACATCTCACTTTGCAGCTCTGTACATGGCAGTGGCACCTGAAGAATTGAAACCATTTTTAATCAACTCTCTCAGCTTATGGCCACATAAGTCCTTAAATTTCCCTACAACATTGGTATCAACATTATTAAAAAATATGAATCTAAAGAATGTGTCGCCATTGTATAACAGATTTAGACATGAGTTTTCGACAGGAACAGGAATGTTTTCTAATAAGAATGATAACAAAATAACTTTCAAGTCTGGAATGTTCCAAGGTATTTTACATACTACAAGCTCTTTGTATCATACTATGATTCAAGAAAATATGAAAATGCTTGTGCAGAATATATACAGTGTAAAAATGAATATAAATCCTATATGCACAGTTGTTCAAGGAAGTGATGACTCTGGTATGATGATATCTGTACCTGGAAATCCCACTAAAAGATCTATGAGAATAGCAAAAACAATGCTTATGTGGAAAGAAAATGTCTCAGAACATCTTTCAGTTTATTGTAGCAAAGAAAAATCGTCTATAGGTACACATGATTTGATTGAATACAATTCAGAATGGCATTCTAGACATAAGATAATCAAACCAACTTTTAGATGGATTAGTGCTTGTCTTGAAGTCAGTGTGACAGAGAAATTTATAGATAGATTTCGAATTTTCAATGGAATATTAACTCAATGTTTAGAAGGTGGTGCTTCAACTTTGGAATGTGCATTAGTACAGCTAAATCAAGCTTGTTTGCATTACATGTTATTAGGTTTTATGACTCAGGATGCAGCTGAAGAAATGTACACTGAGTTTGCATATAATCCTGATCCTTCCTTAGGATTCTTTCCATGTGATTATGATATTGCAGCAGGTGTGACAGGAGTTGAGTTTCAGTTGTATAACTTATATAAATACACAAATTTTGGAAGTACATTGAGAAACAAAATGTCCACTGAAATGTCATTATATTATTCTCAGGATCATTTACCGAACAGTATGAAAGTTAAAGACTTACAATCTGTTAAACTAAGATTCTGTAATATGAGAATTTTTGAGACTTTTGTTAGTTCATTGCCCATTGATAGTCTAGAAACTGCATTAGCTAAAATAGAAGATGAACCAGAATTGATATTTGGAAGACATACTTCATGGAAAGAAGACCAACCAAATTTAACTCTTAAAGTTTTTTCATCAGGCGTTAAAGACAGCATTTCGAATGTCTCTCCCACCCTCAGAATGATGGCTTCATCAGCATATATATTGACAGAAAAGTGCTTGTCCTGCTTTGAGTTTGATGAGAAAATGAGTTTAATAGAATTATCTAGAACATTGAGATATAGTGGTCTGTCTGATAAACTACCTGAATATCAAATATTTCCATTGTACAATGAATTTGCTAGAGTTTTAAAGACAATACATTACATGACAAATAATATGTTGACTCAAGATGTAATTATAAGAAAATCATCAAAAAACAAAATAAGTGTTTTTGAAAAACCAGTACATGATATACCGATTATAGACATAGCAAAACAGGTCTGGTTAGGGTTAGGTCATGTGACATTAAGCAGCTCTCAAATACGAGAAAGATGGGAATCTATAACAGAAATGTATCCATTTTTAAGTAAAAAATCAGGAAAAGATGGGTTAGATGAAACTTGCAAAAATCTAAATACAAATGTTGTGTTATGCAAGCAACTTTTAGAAAGTCTTAACACGAGAACAAGAAACATTGTTTTGTACGATAGTAATTCAAAATCAAACTCTTTATCACACACTATTTCAAGAATTTATTGGCCACATGTTAAAATTGTTACTCCATTGAGAGAAAGTGATGATCACCTAAAATTGCGATCAGAATTCTTTGCTATATCAACTTTTTGGTTTTCATCATCTGAAAAGGAAAAATTAATAAATAATCTATTATTGGAGTCAGATATTCTCAATCAGCCCATGAGCTCTATACATCCCAAATTACACAAGTTAAAAATATTCAGAGACTATTTGTCTGGAGAACGCAAATCATCTCTAATAAGCAGAATAACAGCCTTAAAACAAGGAGTTATAGGATGTTTTACAGTTAGACAACATGGATTTGGAATCAATAGATCAAATTACGGAGAATGGGTTGGTCAAGTTTGTGGAGTCAATGTTAAAATAATGATGAGAGATGAATATATAACTAACATTGAAGTTGCTGGAATGCAAGATTCTATTGCTTTGGGAAAAGCATTAGTTAATTTAATCAATGAATTTAGAATGAAATTCCCAGAAAATAGTATAAATTGCTATAAACTAATTGAGAATGGAAGATTCAAATTAACAAATAGAACAGGAATTCCAGTGATAGTTAATAAGCAAGTCTCTTTTGGCTTTGTTGAAAGTTTAGAGAATTGGAATTGGTCATTAAACCTAGAAGATAGCAACTTGAGACTAAAAGTTCATGATAACACTGGAGGCAAAATGTCTATAATAACATTGCTGTCAGAAACATTCACATCAAAAGACTGGGTTCAAGATAATAAGATCTACTCATACGATGATTTATTTAATAAGTGGTCAAATGGAGACAGCATAACAGTTGAAGATTTTAACACAAAGGTGTTAAATACCATATCAGATAGACGAATTGAAATGTTGAATTTCTTTAAGAGAATGAAAGATCATAATACTAGAGGATTATGGGATTTCTCTTCTCTTAGAAATACAATTATCAAATCCTTTGGTCTCAATGTTAAAAAGACAAAAACAGAATTGAGCGAAGAAGAATCTAGTTTAAATGACAATGATCACATGGAATTGCTCTCCATAGTCAGAGATCTGGATTTCAGAGACTTCAATTTTGATGAAACTATTCCAGATTGGTCTGAAGACGTTCAAAATGAAGAAGATATATTTTGCTTTGAAGATGATGGTAGCAACATGGACGATGCTTTAGATTTGTTTGGTGGTGCAGATTATAATGAAACTATATTTGAAAACAGTTGGGATTCGAATACAACCATGCCTACATCATTAAAATTCTTTTCATTTTTGAATCAATTGAGCATTGTCCATTATAGAATGTCATTCAAAGAATTGTATACGAAAGCTAAATCTGATACAAATTTTGGTGCAGCAGGATCTTTAGGAAAAGTGTTATCATTAGTGCTACTAAGATATCATGTCAAAACAAATGTTGATCTTGATGAATCTATAGTGGATTTTGAGCAAGATTCTGTACAAATGGCTGAGTCAGTAAAAACAGAGGAGGATGTTAATAAATTGGATATAGATGATTTGCAAGCTAAAAGAAAAGAAATAGAGAATCATATGGAATCTCTAGATCCATCCATGGCAGCAATACTCAAAAAATCATTGGATAGAGTGAATCATTTGATTGAAATGAAGGAATCAAGCTCTACAAGCCAAGTAAAAGTTACTTTTGACACTTTTATGTCAGAATTATATAGTTTTCTTACATGTTATGACTTAATACCTGAAAAAATGAAATTAATAGATGACATGAATCATGAGGAATTTGCAGAATTGATGATGGGAGGTATGTTAAAACTAAGGAATTCAAATTATGAAATAATGACAGAGCATGAGAAGACTTTAATTAATTATGCCATGCAATACAGAATTATAAATTCAACATTATGTAATCTTTTATGCAACACTTTCAAATTCAATATGGACAAATATAATTACACTTTCATTGTAGATGAGTCATTCCCTACATTCAATGAATTTGAGTTTTAAGATAGAAACGATTATGCCTAGGATCTGCGGTCATTGATTATAATTCTTGAATTTCGAAAAATTGTTAGGGGGTCTTTGTGTAATCTTTTATGCAACACTTTCAAATTCAATATGGACAAATA